ATTGTTTATATTGCCCATTAAATCTGGTTTTTATTGCAGGGTATTCTGAAAGCATCTCTTCGATTGACTTGATATCTGCTAAGTCAAATACTGAATTACCAGATGATAAAAAGTCACCATCAATTTCTTGAGCAGTTCTTTTGTTTCCTAATGCCTGAGACATTTCATCGTACCAATCTTGATCACGTTCAGGATGCATTTGCCACCTAAGTCGTATTGGTGATAAAGGACTTTCTCCAGATACTGCATCTACCCAAGAACTATGGTAGAAGTTACCAACACCATATGGGGTAGAGTTTACTATTGCTGAACCACCAGTTGATAATGTCGGGAATGCAGAAGCCCAGATAGTAGATGCCCATCGAATAATTGCTGCTTCATCAATTACTAATAGGGATAAACCTTCTGAACGTCCAGCATCCTCAGTGGTAGGGATGGAGGTGATGAGTGATCCATTTATGAATTCTATTTCTGTTGTTGATCCTATCTCGCCACCCCTACCATTGATTATTGGTGTTTGAAGGTGAGAGGGTAGGTTCTTATACATGAACTTAATCTTCTTTAACACCTTCTTAGCAATTGTATCTTTAATAGAGATAATGTTAATCTTCTTGTTTGGATGGTACATTGCCAACCATAGGCAGTACATTGCAATTAACTCTGTAATACCAGCTTGCCTGAACTTAAGGATAATGTTAAACCTTTTTGCAAGGAATTGGTATAACACAGAACGTTGGTAAGGGTATAAGTCAAACTTTACCTTACCACGTTTGGGGTGTACTACCCAAATGAACATAGAGAAAAAGAATACATCCTTTATTGCTGTGGATAATTCTTTTATTTCTTGTGATGACAACCATTTTTTTGAGGTATCTATTCTGACTGCCATACTTATAAGTTATATTGTACGGATAGCTTGATATCATAGCCAAGTTTATCCCAGCCAGGGTAATAAAAAGTATTAGCACCTGCTTTATAAATGAAATTAGTGGTCTTGATATTTAAATCTAAGTCGAGGTCATGAAGATTGTTAAGTATTCTGTAGGAGTAATTCAGAGAAGGGTATAAATGAAACTGCCCTATCCTTTTAGTGGTCATGTTATTATCTGAGAACCTGTATTGATAGTTGTCAAGGTTTAGGTCGTAGATGTTAGCAACTGGTATACCATCTATCCTAAGCATTTGTAAAACCATCCTAGATTTACTCAATTCAAATGAAATTAGTTTATTAGCTTCTGGATATTGTAACAAGAATGAGTTAGCTATTCTCAATGTATCATGAACTGTGTTAGTTATAATTGATGTACCTGTTGTATTACTTAATAGTAGTATCTGTTTATATGCTAGTTTCAAACTATCATACCTGTTTTTATTAGTAGGGTCTGGAAGATACTGAATTACCTTATCAGGTTTTAGGTAAACATTAAAAGGTTTAGCTACCTCAATATATTTACTCTTTTTAATTGAATCAGTTTTAATTTCATTGATAGCAATTTCATCCTTCAGTTTTTTGTTAGAGGAAAAGGTTACAAATAAAAAATAAACCACTACTAGGATTATTAACCCCATAATACCGATTGTTGTTTTCATATCACTGTTTTATTTTAAATTGTTTTCAGATCGAAAGTTATATACCGTACCTCATATACCTATACCCAATTATTATTATTAGTTATATATATTTATATATATATATTAGCTAGTTATTAGACGCCCGCGAGGAGGGATTTCCGTAGACATTTTTTAAACCATAACCCTATTTCATAGGAGGGACCCTTAGTGATTGATACCCTACCTTTATTAATCCAATAGTTCCTTTCCTTAGTATCAGTATCAATGCAGTATATTTTATACTTCAATGGATAACCCTGGATTACAGCTAATTCAGCTGGGCTCATGATCTCACCGTTTGGTTTAAACTGCCTATCTTGTTTTCTAGCAGTCATAGGGTACCCATCTGGTTTATTACGATAAACACCAGGTAGGGTTTTCATCTTAGCAGAATTGATTGGCCATTTATAACACTCCTTAAAATCGCCTACCCATAATTTCTTTATCTCTTTGAGGCCCAGTTTAGTTTTAAGGCCATCTCGATAATCATACATACAAACTTTATGAGAACTTAATTCCCGTATGTTTCCATTCATTGGAAAGAATTTAGGTAATAACCTAGTGTCTTCTAGAAGCTCTCTAGTAAACTTAACATCACGTACTTTGAAAACTCTTTGGAATGCTTCTAATTTAAAACTAGACAAGCCTTTTCGAACACCTATTAATGTAAGCCTTACCCTACTCTTTTGGGAATTGCCATACTCCATTACTGAAGATGTATGGAAGATTAAGTCATAATCCAGGAATAGAGTTTCCCATTCTCCTTGTGTTATGAAGTCTAAAAGCTTTGGTAGATTTTCCATAAGGAATACCTTAGGTTGTAATTGCTGGGTTATAGTAATGAAGGTATTGATGCTTTCATCCTCTTTTGGTTTGCCCAGGGTCTTCTTACGAGAGTAGGATAGTATACTGCTAGTACCACAGTTAGGTGAACCTATTATAATATCAACATATTTGGGTAGATTTAGTTGATCAATCTTGCGTACAAATGGTATATCCCCGAAGTTTATCCTCCATTGTTCTTCATTTGGTGTATGGAAACATCCCCTTGGTTCTACATTACCAATTAGGTGCTTTCTAAGTGGGAAGAGTAACGCACCTTGCCCTTGGCATACTCCAAGTACTCTAAGTTTATTCATATAGAATGAGTTAGTTATTATTATATATATGGCCATAGTGGTATTGCAAATAGTTTTCTAGTTGGTACTACCCTGATCATATTGTTATATATAATTAATAAACTAACTAGAACATGGCAAAGAAGAAGAAAAACTCTATGGTTGTACGGGATACACCAAAAATTCCTTTTGTAAAAGCTCCGGAAGTATTACTTCGTATTGGAGATGAAATATTATGCGTTACTCAATATACAGTTGATAAGTCTTTTGTAAAAGAGGTTAACCGAGAAACTAAGGTAGCCTTGCTTGGTAACCAAGTTAAATTATCAGCCATAATTCACTCTAATGGAGTATTAACCCGTTTGGGTGTAACCAATGTTAATGCTACATATAAATTATGGAGTGATGAAGTAGAGAAAGAATATCAATACCGCATTGCAAAACAGAGTATGAAAACACTGTTGAATGCAATATCAACTGGTATTGATTCTCTTGCCAGAGAAGATACAGTGACAATCTACAAGAAGCTAAAGAAATTATCCAAGAAGTTTAACATAATAATAACATAACATGAAATTAATTAAACCATCTACCCAGATCTTGTCAGATATTAATGGCAAGACAATTATACAGAGCATTGAACGTGCAGGAAGAACCTGTTACAAGAGTGAAGAACTTATTACTGATGAAAGTGCTGAGAAGTTTATTGCTAAGTTAATACAACTTGGCCATGAATCAGTACTAGAACATCAGTCAATTTCAGTTTTATTTGTATGTGACCGGGGTATCTCCCATGAATTAGTACGTCATCGAATTGCGTCATTTTCCCAGGAAAGTACAAGGTACTGTAATTATGCAAAGGAAAAGTTTGGTAATGAGCTTACATTCATCCAGCCATTCTGGCTTAGTGATGAACAACTTGACTTAGTTAAAATCCTCAATGAACACAACTACATGAAGATTGATAGGGTTACCAAATTATGGTATCACTCAATGTCTAACAGTGAACAGGTTTACCTGGATTTATTAAAAGAAGGTTGGGTTGCTCAGGAAGCTAGATCAGTATTACCTAATGCACTGAAAACTGAGATAGTGGTTACTGCTAACCTAAGGGAATGGAGAACTATTTTCAAACAACGTGCTCAAAAGGTAGCTCATCCACAGATGAGGGAACTCATGTGCCCATTATTAAGACAGTTCCAGAAACTGGTACCTATTGTATTTGATGATATAACCTATGATACAACATTTTAATTATGAGTAAAGAAGAACAAGTAAATCACCCATCTCACTATAACCAGTACCCAGTAGAAGTAATTGATATGATGTTAAATATCTGGGGTTACAAGAGTACCATTGACTTCTGTATAATGAATGCATTTAAATACAGGATGAGAATTGGCTTAAAAGGTTTAAGTCTTAGCCTTATTCAGCAGGATTTGGATAAAGAGGCTTGGTATTTAGCTAAAGTTAAGGAATTAAGCCTAGAAAATCCTGAAACTATTACATTTAGTTTTAAATTTGATACACCTGAGGATACTAATGTAGTTCAATGGCTAGAAGAGTGGGCTAAAGAGATTAAGGGTAATGAATAAAACAGATGCTATAACTACCATCCTAATGTCTGATAATCATTTATCAGTCTTAGAAAGAGTTGTATTAGTAGTGGACAAATCCATTAAAAGGGACCCTAAATTCTCTTTGACCTCTGCTTATAAGGCCTTTCTTATAAAATATGGCCCTTTATACTTCCATGAGAAGAGTCAATATGACTTAATCTTGGGTATGGTAAAGGATTTAGACCTAATAGTTAACCAAGGGATGGCTAAAGCTATCCACTACAAGAAATGTGAGGCTTATTCTATCCCAATCAGACATGAAACTGATTGGATAGAATATGAACCTCAGTTAAAGGGCCATTACCCTGATGATTATGGGAGGTACCTTGTAACTAAAACCTCTAATTGTATGGTATTCCTTACTTGGGGGCCGGAAAGGTGGGGTATATCAGATTCATTGGTTACCCATTATAGAAAAATAGATATGCCAGATTGAATAAAAGGGTAAATCCTGCATAATCTAAATAGTGTTCTAGTAATTTTCTTTGTCTTATAATTAAATTGTATTACTAATTAATAAACTTATTCTTATGGAAGCTAAAACAAAACCAGTAAGGTTCAATCTATCGGCATACAAGCCAGATGAAACCTTAGATTATGACCAATTGGCTACCCCTACTATGGGATTAGAACAGGGTATTTTAAATCCAGAATTATGTATGAAGATATATGGTTCAGGGAAGTTCAACAATTTTATGCCAGCTAACTTCTGGAGGGTTAAGGAACTTAGTCCTACTGAAAAGCATGAATACTTCCTAGAACCTAATACCAAAGAGGTATGGTGTATGGTAGATGAAAGTGATTGGTATGAGGATATCCCTTTAATCCCTGCATATACCTCAGGGGAACTATGGGAAATGTTACCAGAGAAATTAACCTTTGGGGATGATGGTTCAAATGTATATGAAAAGACCCAGGTACATGAGATCCTTACCAAAGAGGAATGTACCTACTACCGAGGTATTAAACCAGGACAGGGTGATTACTCATCTCACACTAGTGCCCATGGGAAGACTGAGGTAACCTCTAGAGCAAAGTTATTAGTTAAACTCATAGAACAATCCTTAGTATAATGGGAGCTCTATATACGTTTGGTATGATATGCCTATGGTTAGGCTATATTATAGGGTTGGTATTTGTTACTTTTCTTTTCTTTATGGATGGGGGAGTAAGGAGAAAGGGGATAAAGCAAGATACATTGAGTATGTTATCCTTGATTACTATTTGGGTATTCTCTCCTTTGCTAGAGGTTATATTGGTGGGAATGATATTGACTATATTAATATCCAAAGGGTTTAGGAAACCCCGCATAATTTGATTTTTTTGAATATTATTTGAACAACGGTTGAGTAAAAGATCTGGATTGATTTTATAAGGTAGGGTAGACTGGGAAGTTAACTCTACCTTTTTTGTGTGAGGTAAGAGAGCTTATACGAGGGATGAAAAGTGCTGGATATTTTTTATGGGAAGTGGGCTTGGTAGGATAGTGGGAAGGTAATCATTGGGAGGGTATCACCTAATGGGTTCGAACCTTATACGAGGCAGTGTGGGATCTCTGTGTGGAATAGGGGGACGGTGTTTGCATATAAAAAAAATTAAAGTACATTTATAGGGGACATTAATAATAGTCCTTTAAATGTACTTTAAAATTGATTTAATAATAATTTAAAATTCAATTGATAATAAGAATTTATCACTACAAATATTTATCAATTCAATATCTAAACAATCAAAATAAATAGATATTTCATGTATGAATAAATCTTTATTCAATTGATATTTTATATCTAAATTATCATAACTAAATAACATTACACTACAATTCAAATCAATATAAAAAGATAGCAATGTAATATTATATTGTTTAACAAAATCTTTATATATTGAATGTTGTTCTAAATTAATATCATTATTTATATTCATGCTTTTTTATTATTAAAATGCTTAACTACTAAATTAATTAGATAAAAAGAAATAATAACAACATACACTATGTATGTTGTTATTTGAATGATAAAACTATTTGTCATACTTTTTGATAATTGAAAGCATTTTAATAACATTATCCTTTTTTACAGTATCAGTGTTCGCACTAATTAAACTATTTAATGAATAATCATTTAAAGAATATACATTTGTGTAAAAGTCTTTAAATGCAGTCAATAGTTTTTTAATTTTATCAGTATTTTTATTTGTTTCATACGAAATAAAAGAACTAATAAAACTATCCATATTATTGCGTATTTTTCTACGGATTGTTTTTTTATCTCTGTCAGTAATGCATGTTGCAAAAATAGAAGCTTTATAAATATTTTCTTTACTCATTCCCGAATTAGAAACAAATAAACTTTTATCTAGCATAGAAAGCAAATACTCATTTGCTTTTGTTGTTGTAGCTTCTTTTTTCAAATCTTTTTTTACAACTTCTTTTTTCTCTACTTTATTAGTAGATTTTTTTAAACTTGTTTCAATTGCTTTTGAAATTTCGTTATTTGCATTAATAACGTTTTTTGAGTCACTGCTTAATGTAGTCATTTTTTTTTAAATTTAGATTGTTGTTTTATAAAAAATCAAATATATAGTTTTTCTTTTTAATAGATATTTTTTTGATAAAAAATAAATAAAAAAATTCAAAGATCGTTTTTGTAATCAGTACAAAGTAAAAAAGAAAAATCTTTGTCCGTTTGACATTTCAAAAGTAGTTTATTTTTTTAAATATAAATTATTTTGACAGTTAAAAAACATTAATGTAATAGTTAAAAGAATACAACAAAATGACATTAAAAAATGACATATTTTTATTACATGCATATTGGGAAATGCGTTGTGGTTACGATGCCTTAGCTCCTGGCTTTGAAAGGTTTAGGTACCTTATCTCTATCCATCTAAGGCCTATACTTTATCCCCTAAATCCCATGCTCCTTATGCCTGGGCAGGGCCATAGATGGAGAAAGCTTTAAATCCCAATAGGGCCTAATCTTTACCGCTGGGCCCTCGTAGCCGGTGGCTTTTAGAAAAAGGCCATCAATGGATTCAATAAGGCCCCTCATCCTGAGTTCTATAAGGCCAGATGCTGAAGGCCTAACACCTGTAGCTAGTGGGTTTGAAAGGTAATCACACAAGAAAGGTACCCAAGTAATAAGGGTACCTTTTGTAGGTAGCTAGGTAGCTGGTTATGAAAGGTAATCCGTTATATTCAGGGTTAGTTCCCAAAGTCCGTCTTCCCCAGGTTGAGCACCATGGTGAGTGTCCCAGTTTATAGAGAATGAGCAGGCATCAGAGTTGGTATTTTCTGAAAAGATGGATTCTAGGTAGTCCCTTAGTATGGCAGCGATGGTGAGAATACCTTCGTAGAGTTCAGTATAGAAGTTAGTATTTTCTTCGGTATCGTCCTCGGTTAAGAGTATGGCAAGTGAGAGACCCATTGGTGTAGAGTGTTCAACCAGTATTACAGATAGTTCCATACTTGAGTAACCAGGGAAGTCCATTATGATCTGTCCTTCAGAGGTTAGGGCATCATCCATGTCTGGTACTGGGTTATCCAGGATTTGTTGGGCAAGGAGTTGGGTAAAATTTTGTAGGTTTTGCATAATTAGTCATTTTTAAAATTGTTGTTACTATATTATTATAGTCTACAAATATAATCATTTTATTTCATATATACAAATTTAATTAGGGCCCTAAAGGTAAGCCTGAGATGTAGGCCTTGCCTCTAAATACAAAATAACATTAGGGCCATCTACGGAGCATATAAAGGCCTGAACCTTCCGAAGCAAGTGCATAGCTAGTGGCTTTCACACACAAAAATAGGATCTTGAGAATGACTAAAAACTCAAGATCCTAATAAGGCTTAGGTAGCCTTTGTCAGTGTAGTGAACACTTTAAGTAAATGCAAGTATACAGCAGATGGCAATGATAAGTATTATAATGCCAAAGCCCAGTTCATTCTTAGGTGATGTCTTCTTCATGAGGTGTAATGTTTAAAGGTTTATATGATTCTATAGTCTCATTCTGTTCCTTAACTGATAATTGGAATAGCCATGCTGGAAGGATTATTAATACCATACCTGAGGCAAATACTATTATGGGCATTGGCCTTACCCTAGACCAGGGTATTGGATAAATCACTAAGATCATTTTCATTGGGCTAAGGATATATACTTCCTATAATAGTTCCCCTTCTTCGATATCCTTGATATATATACCTTATTGTTCCGGGTAACGTATACTGGGTATCTTACGTAGCCATCTATATAAGTTATATTAGTAGTGGAATCTCTTTTAGCTTTAGGCTTCTTGTAGATTACCCTGGGTCTGCCCATTTGGTATGAAGGCAGATACCTTTCGTTAAATAAGGATTGGGTTACCATAGAGTCTGGGAGATCCAGGTTAAAGGCAACCTCAGCAATGTAATCTGCATTATCTGGGTTATGGATGTTATCCTTCCAGGGAACTTGGGAATAGCAAGCAAGGGAAATAAGTAGGGGAATGGCAATAAGGATTACCAAGCAAGGGTTGATTGTTTTCATTTGATGTAGTTTTATTTAGTGATTGATTTAATGTAAGCAATGATGCATATTTGATCGAAGATATGTAAGGCATCCATTAGGTTCTTACCATGTTCTATCTTATCTGATAGCTCAGTGTAGTTCCTTTTCCTGGCTTCTTCAAGGTAAGCATCTAGGGGATCTTTTGCAAGTTGTTCTGAGAATTCCTTATCTGGCTTTTCTGAAGTGTCGAAGTGTTCCCAATCTTCTATGATTAAGCATTCCTTAGAAAGGACTTCTGTAAATCCCTTTAAAATAGTGAGATCAGTAGTTTTAATTACCTTATAAGTATTATCATTAAGGGTACTTAGTCTTCTAGCTTCCTCCTCTAGAAAAGGTTTATCAGTAGAACGGGATAGGCAATTGCATAGGCAATGGTGATCATCACTGTTATCATTATACTGGGTAATGGAAGGATCAACCTTTGAGGTTAATACGATTAAAGCAAATTTGGTTGTGGCCATAAGTTTAGTCATTTTTAAAATTGTTGTATATAATAATTGAATACACAAAGATAATATAATATATTGTATATACAATCTTTTTATATCATTATTTAAGGATTAGGTATGATTCCTAGTAAAATGTAAGTTAACTGGCTAAGATAATATACCTTTGCAATTAAAGCTTTTACTTGGAATGGGTAGGTATATAGGCCATATTTCCTTAATACCTTTTACCTTTGGGGCCATCCATGGTGAATAAATTTACTTCCTAATGGGGCTAATAAAGGCCTTATTCCCTTATTAATTTATGGCCTAAGCCTACATCCTAAGGGGCCATAGCTGGTGACATTTGGGCCTTAAAACATCGAATCCTATGGGCCTTAAATGTACCTTAATCCTCACCAATCCTCTGCCTTTTTACCCTTAGCTTTACCCTAGTAAAAAGCTCTGAAAAGGCCTTTTTGAGGCCTCATTTAAGGTACCTTAAGAGGATTGGCTTTATCGCTGTAGAGCTATAGTAGACTATGGCTGGAAGGCTGTGACAGAGTCCTCAGATTTCGATCACAAAAAATCCCCACGGACAGATATCCATGAAGACCTTTGATTAGCTTATTAGATTAATGTATAAGAATGTTGTATAATGTACCTTGGTTTGATGTACCTTTAATGTATAGATTTATGATACATACTGTAACCTATGTACATGACATTAGCCATAGTTAGATGTACCCCATATAGTGTACTGTAATACTTAGATAAGTAATTAGAAATGAAATAAGAATCAGCCTTGGTTAAGTTATTATACCATTGGTATGGGCTTATTGGTTGTATCATAATTTAGATTATTTCTTTGTTTTAGAGTGGGAGAAGAATAGTGGTATCAATGATAAAGCATAGGATGATTAGTACAGCTACAATGTATAATGTCTCATGTAGGCCATTATTAGAATCGTCCATAATCCATTCGATGTACCTTTTGTAGGTAGGTTGTTTTGTTTCATTCATCAACTTATATATGGTGTATGAGGCGGGTACCATCATTAGTATGTTGATGGTTACCCAGATTAAGTATTTATATCCTATGTTCATAATGTTTCCTTGTTTTATAGGAGGGATTGGTGGAATGTGGTATATAAGTATTCCCTATATGAATAGCATGTGAAGGGTTCAGGAGAATTAGGGTTGTGGAGGACCCATGTGTGTAATGTAGTTATGGTTTCCCGGCCCAGGCTAATGTACCATCGATTTATTGAAGCTATTGATTCATTATTCATATCTTTGTTTGTTTTAGGTAGAGGTGTTGCATTGTTACATAGGCTATGCCAGGTTCCTTCTCTATGTTGGATGAGTTCCCATTGTTTGATGTTCATATTGTTACGTGTTATCTGTAGGTGGGAAATTAGATTCCTGTGATTCTATTATCTCTTCAAAGAAGGGTAATAGAAAGACAGCCACTATTGCTGAGTTCTCATTCCCTTTTAGTGCCATTACATATTGATCAGTATAGGATTTGTATACCCTTACTACTTTGAAGGTTTGCCCTTCTTTAATCTGGTTACTGTTGAATGGCTCAATAATTGTT